GGGGAGCTTTCGTCAAAGTTCTAACTTTGGCGACCCAAAAACTTAACGCCCGGCGTCGAGAGATCGACTGCCGGGCGTTTTTCGTTTCTACCCAGTTTTTCGCGGGTTTCCAACGCTTTTCGCGTTCCGCCGGCCCAATCCGCCGCGCTCTCTGTTTGCAGAGAGATTTCCGTCTCTCGAACGCAACCTTCAAGGTTGCACCCGTCGGTGCGAAAAATCGGCCCCGAACTCTCTGACTCTCTCTTTTCGGTGGCCTCCAGAGTTAACACAGAGTTCTCGTTTGGAGTCCGGATGAGAACGGTTGCAAAAAAAGGTCGAGCACACGCTGGCGAATAGGGCAAAATGAATCGGCTCAATGAAACGGGAACCGGTGATGTCGGTATAATCGCTGCCAAGGAATGCACTGTGGCAAGCACCTATGGAACCCCGTCCAATTCATGAAGCGTTTTTGGCATGATCCTCACTTCAAGAGAGTCTCTCAGCGACTAGCCGCTGCATCACATGTGCGCAATCTTCGATCAAAGGAGAAAAAGCGTCGTCGGAGGCGATTGAATCAAGGGATCTCAAAACCTGAACTCAAGGTGCGAAATGAGTTCAGGCATCTGCCAATACGTGCTCGGTTCCCTAGAGCACCGCGACAAATGTGCTGCCTCAGGAATCCCGATGGTATGGCGGCGTTTATTGATGAGCTTAAGTATTGCCTGGAGAATCGCATTCCAGTTTTTGTTGACATCAAGGAGGTTGAAGAGCTTGAATTGAATGCAATAACAGTTCTGCTAGCCGTGATGGTCCAATTCAAATCGCGAGGCATCAAGTTCAACGGAAACATGCCAACCAGGACACAGGTTGGCAAATTGCTTCGTGAATCGAAATTCTTCGAGCACTTGAACGGCAGTTATTCGCAAAAGGATTCCTATGACTTGCCTGGGTCGACGGTCTATACACACGGAAAGCTGTCGGTAGATTCGGAGTTCAGTCAGGAGTTGATAGATTCCGCAGCGAAAACGATATGGGGATGCCCAAGAAGATGTCCTGGCGTTCAAAGGACGTTTATCGAGCTGATGCAGAACACAAATAACCATGCCTCGCTACACAAGAGTGGCGAAAAGCACTGGTGGATTTCAGTGCAGCACATACCGGATGAGCAACGCGTGGTTTTCTCCTTTGTCGATTTTGGAGTGGGGGTTTTTGAAAGCTTGGCCAACAAGCCTGAATCAAACATCTTCTACCGTGCGATCGACAAGCTGAAGCAAGTTTTTGGTGTCACTCGCAATGAACAGATACTGAAGCTGATATTCGAGGGGGAACTTCACAAGACTGTGACAGGCAACTACTACCGCGGGAAAGGCTTACCAGGCATTTACTCAGTCCTCCAAAAGAATCGAATTTCGAAGCTTGCCATGATCACGAATGATGTCTACTTCACGTCTGAATACAACGAATTTCGGCGGCTCAAGAACGGACTTTCGGGTACATTTATCTCTTGGGAATTAACCAGTAGCAACGAATCACTTCCAAATGAAACTTAAAATCGCAACCGATTTCAGCAAAGCACCAGGACCGAGATATATTGGCGAAGGCAAGCACTCTGGCCAAGAGTTTCGAGAACAGATCCTTTACCCACGGGTACTGGCTGCGCTCAGCGACAAGACGCAATTAACAATCGATCTGGATGGTACGTTCGGATTCGGGACGTCTTTTTTGGAAGAAGCTTTTGGCGGTTTGATTCGCGACAATAAGCTCGGAATCGACGACATTCTAGGGGTTATCTGTTTCGTTTCAACGGAAGAGCCAGACCTAGTTGATGAGATAAAGGCCTATATGCAAGAAGCTGCTTCAGAGGAAAAGCGCAAATGAAGCAGGGAAATGTATGGCTCTTGGGCCTAGTCTTGGCGGTTACGTTGCTAGCTGGGGTTCTTTTCGGTGTCTTTATCTCAAAGACCGGGGGGCTAACCTTCGATGGTCAAGTGACAAGTGGAAACATTTTCCAATCGTGCGCGACTATCGCCTCTGCATTCTTGGTAACACTCTACCTCCAGAAAATAGTAAACGATCATCGCAAGCAAAAAGAGCTGTTGCTTCAACAGTTCGACCAACTGCTCGAATTACTGGGGCAATTGGAGGATATGGAGACCTCTGAAGAATTGACGAAGGTAGTCTACTTGCTTAAGAGAATCTCCCTCAAGTGTGAGTTCATTAGCAAGTGCATGTCGGAATGTGGGTGCTCAACTGACTTAATAAAAGTGGCCGACTTCTCCAACTTTGTGAAAGATTTGCGAATTCACTCGACGAGCACGCCGAAGCAAAAACTCGAGGAGTTCACGAGCTCTAAAAATTGCCCCGCCTATGTGAAAGAAGGAATCATTACTTGGGCGGCTGAGCGAAGAAACGAGATCGATGTGACCATTGAAGCCATGAAGGCTGCTATTTTTCTTGCTCAACTCAAGGTTAATCGCGCTTAGGCGTTCTCTTTCGCACCCTAATCCGTCATTTCGAACCCGCACCGGGTATTCCTACAGATAGACGCGGCTGTTGTGGCTGCGAATGTCTGTCTTCGAGCCGCTAATCATGGCGGCGTTGAGCATGGAGGTGCGAGTTGCTCTCGTCTGTTCCCCCTTCTTCACTGTCCGCGACGGCTCGGCGATCGGAAATCGCTGCGATTCTGGCGGCCGGCATCGTCCGGATGAAATCACGTGTGGCAATCCCGGCTTCTGAAATCGACGACGATCTGGAGGAATTGCCAGCAGCTTGCCTTGAGGTTTCGGCGGAAAGCGTGCTCTCTGTGACCAACGTGGTTAACGACCGGTGAGTCCGCTTTCTCAGGAGAAATCAATGCAAATCGACATCGACAAAGAGGTCGCTCTGCTCCAACGCATGACGGTTGGGCAGCTGCGAGAGAGATTCGAAGAGACGTGGGGCGAGCCAACCAACACTCGCAACAAACAGTGGCTCGTCAAACGCATCGCATGGAAGATGCAGGCCAACATCGAAGGCGACATTTCAGAGCGAGCCAGGCGTCGCGCTGCGGAACTCGCTCGCGGTACCGACATCCGTACGACCGCACCCAAAGCGACCAAGCCAATAACAAAGCCCGTCGGCAACACGGTGACGGGTTTCGTCCAGCCAGGAGAAGACAATCGGCTCCCGCCGCCAAAATCGGTACTCGAACGGGTCTACAAGGGAGAGAAGATTCTGGTGCTCGTTCTTGAGAACGGCTTTGAATACGAAGGCGCGATCTATAAGACGCTCAGCGCCGTTGCCAAGAAGATCACGGGCCAGCACTGCAATGGGTATCACTTTTTCAATCTAAACAAGAAAGGAAGCAAGTGATGAGCAAGCAAGCCAACAACCGTCAACTGAACTGTGCAATCTACACTCGCAAGTCAACAGACGAGGGCCTCGACAAGGAGTTCAATTCGCTCGACGCCCAGCGTGAATGCGCCGAGGCGTATATCAAGAGCCAGACGCAAGAAGGATGGCATTGTGTGCCTGATCGATACGACGATGGTGGATTCACCGGTGGTAACATGGATCGTCCAGCTCTTAGGCAACTGCTGGCGGACATTGAAGCCGGCAAAGTGAATTGCGTGGTGGTCTACAAGGTCGACCGACTGAGTCGCTCGTTGATGGACTTCGCTCGGATGCTCGAAGTCTTCGAACGCAATCAAGTCGCTTTTGTCAGCGTGACGCAGCAGTTTAACACGACCAACTCAATGGGCAGGTTGATGCTCAACGTGCTGCTGTCATTCGCTCAGTTCGAACGCGAGCTGATCTCAGAACGAACCCGTGACAAGATTGCCGCGGCCAGACGCAAAGGCAAATGGTCGGGCGGTATGCCACTGCTCGGATATGATATCGACGGCCAAGGTGGCAAACTGAAGATCAACGAAGCCGAAGCCAACAAGGTGCGAGCCATCTACAATCTCTACCTCGAGAAGCAATCGATCATGGCGACGATCGCCGAGTTGGACCAACGCGGCTGGACAAACAAGACATGGAAAACGCGTAAGGGAACACAGCGAGGCGGCTCGCAGTTCACCAAAGCAACGCTATTCCGCCTGCTCACCAATGTGACCTACATCGGTAAGCTTGGCTACAAGGATGAAATCAACGAAGGTGAGCAGGACGCGATTATCGACGCGGACGTTTGGCAGAAGGTGCAATCCCTTCTTCGGCGAAACGGCCGCACTGGCGGTGTCGAAGCGAGAAACAAATTCGGTGCACTGCTCAAAGGAATCCTTCGATGCGCTTGCTGCGACTGTTCGATGACGCCGACGCATACGACCAAGAATGGCACCAAGCGCTACCGTTACTACGTCTGCATGAAGGCTCAGAAGCGAGGTTGGAAAAACTGCGAATCGAAGTCGGTGCCGGCCGCCGAGATCGAGAAGTTCGTGGTCGACAAAATACGCCACGTTGGCCACGACGCGGCGATGGTCGACGAAGTCGTAGAACAAGCCAAGACTCAATTTGAACGCGAACTAGGGGTACTTGTGGCCGAACGGGACGGGCTTGTGAAGGAGCTGGAGTATTGGAATGAAGCAATCCGAATTGCAGCTCCAACGATCAAGCCCGGTGATCCAAGTTCAAAGTCGCTCGAGCAATTGGCGGATTGGCACGAAAGCCTTCATCGGGCAGAACATCGACACGCAATCGTCGCAGCAAAAGTGCAAACGCTGCAGGCCCAGGCGCTGACACGAGACGATGTTGTGAAAGCGCTCACCAGTTTCGTACCGATCTGGGAATCGCTCACAATCCGCGAGCAATCGCGGATCGTACAGCTGATCGTCAAGCAGATCGATTACGACGGCGCGACTGGCCGCGTGACGATCACCTTTCATCCTGACGGAATCAAGACGATTGCCATGGAAAACCGTCCAGCGTTACACGAGGCTGCATCATGAATAAACCAGTAAGTGTCGACTTTCAGTTTACCGTTCAGCAGCGTGGACGTGGAGCCAAGAAACGAATGGTTGAGGGCGCACGCCAATTGGACGAATCCAAACCAGCACTTGAGCGCATTCCTCGCATCTCACGTCACATGGCTTTGGCTATTCACTTTGAGGACCTCATCAGTCAAGGTGTTGTCACAGATTATGCCGATCTCGCTCGCCTCGGTCATGTGACTCGGGCCCGAGTGACCCAGATCATGAACCTACGTCTGCTGGCACCGGAGATTCAGGAAGAACTCCTTTTCACTGAACACCAAGCGTCCGCCCCTGATGCAATTCAGCTCAAGGCGCTTCAGGTAATTGCGGGCAACACCAATTGGGAAAACCAACGAAAACACTGGAAAAACAGGTCCTCTTAGCTTTTCACGCCCTACTGTGAGCAGCGAACTCAAGATCCCTTTTCAGCTCTCATTCCTCCAGATGATTCGAGTGCAGCAAAATAATTGCTGCACACTTGACTTTCGGGCGGTCAATGTTAGAAATATGGAATCAGGAAGCATGGGTGCATAAAAAAACGGCCTCGCGGTGGAACGCGAAGCCGTCAATTAAAGCTCACGCAGGCTGAGAGCCCGAATGGCACTTCTTCTACGTACATTCTGACTCCCAGTCGCCATAGGTCAAGGACGGCCATTTCGGTTTTCACGGTGAAGACCGAATTCGTATCTTTGCAAGCGGTTAGATCGGCCGCAGAGATTGGGAGATTTTGGAATGGGATGTGAGATTGATTTTATTGCGGTTGGTGATGGTGCGCGCAGCGGGGACGCAATTGCTGTGCGATGGGGTAATCTGAATGGTCCGCGAAATGAGCAGGGAATAATTGTTATCGATGGCGGTAACTGTTCCTCTGGTGAGGCTCTGGTTAGTCGCATTCAGAATGACTACAAGGCAACCTATGTTGATGCCGTTGTTTCTACCCACCCTGACGCCGATCATGCAAAAGGGCTGGCAACAGTTCTAGAAGAACTGGATGTTGGTCAGTTATGGCTTCATCAACCATGGAATCGACTTGATGAAGTACATGAGCTAGTGCTAGACGGCAGAGTAACTCCTTCGAGTCTCGAATCGCGAATCAAGGAGGCGCTGAACGCAGCCTATGATCTTGAGCAAATCGCGGTCGATAAGGACATCCAGATATGGGAGCCATTCGCTGAAAAACCGATTGTACACATGGGAGCGACGTTTCATATTCTTGGTCCAACAGAAGATTATTACTCATCACTGCTACCGCAGTTCGATGACGTTCCGATGACGAAAATAGCAATGTCTACACAATCGAAGTCATTGGTTCTTAATGCTGAAGGAGGCTTACTTGAGTCCTACTACGCGTGGACCCAAGAAACGCTGGTAGAGCCGACAAATCGAATTAGGGCGGAGAATAATTCATCAGTAATACTGTTGATGCAGTATGAAGGGCGACAAATTCTTTTCACTGCCGACGCTGGCGTCGAGGCGCTTACGCACGCGAACGAGCGAGCAATAACGCTAGGAATCGATCTTCGTCAGTCTGACTTTGTCCAAATTCCGCATCACGGCTCCAGAAGAAATGTAGGACCGGAAATCTTAGATGCGATTGTCGGACCAGTTTTGCCCTATGGTACAACACCAACAAAAACTGCCTACGTTTCCTGCGCTGCATCGTCGCCGAAGCATCCCTCCCAAAAGGCCTTGAACGCATTCACGCGACGCGGAGCGCGGGTGTTCGCCACCAAGGGAAAATCAATTCTTTACTCGTGGGGTGCGCCCGTTAGATACGGTTGGGTACCACTGACATCGATTCCAATCCAACCAGAAACGAGTGAGGACTAAGATGATGCTTCCAGATGTTTATAACACCAAAGCTCGCATAGCCCCAATTCTAGCAGTGGTTGCACTGCCAGTACTTTCCATGTGCTTATTCGTCGAGAAAAGTCCAGATTCGAGTTGGCTTGCGCCGCCGATCGCACTGGTTGCACTCTGGATGTTGATGTCGGTTTTAGGCCGGAGTCGAGGCAAGGCACTTGAAAAAGGATTGTTCAAGAAATGGGGTGGATCACCAACCTTGCAAATGTTGCGATACAAATCCTCGACATTGCCACGCGAGCAATTGATTGCGATCCATTCTCACTTCGCCAAGGCCTCCAACGTACAGCTTCCCGATGCTGCGTCAGAGGCGCATGACTTAGGCAAAGCCGACGTTTCGTATGAGGCGATAACGGCATACCTCAGGGACGCCACGCGCGACCGCAAAGTGTTTCCGTTGGTGTTTGATGAGCTTTGCAATTACGGATTTGTTCGAAACCTGTTTGGCTTGCGTCCATTTGGTGTGGCGCTAGGAATCGTTATGGCTTTAGCTATCGGTTGCTGGTTCACGTGGATTCACCCCTCAAACGCTGACATTCGTGTGATCGCAATCGCTATGAACTGCTTGTCATCAATCATTTGGTTGCTTTGGCCAACGGAATCGACCATGCGGCAAGTTGCTGACTCCTATGCTCAGAAGCTTATCAATGCTGGACTGCAGATAATCAAACTTGATCAAAAGCCGACTACGAAATCGCCGCTGATTCTACCTTAACGAGCATAGGAATACTTAAGTCGTGGAGATCAATATCAATGACATCGCCGAGGTTCGAATGGGCTTCCACATTCGTGGGAGTGTTCAAGAAGAGATCGGTGGAAATGCGTTGCTGTTGCAAATCCGTGATGTAGATGCAGAAGGTCACTTCGATGAAAAATTGCTGACAGCCGTCAATGTACCGAACTTGGATAACCACTCGCTGCGATCCGGCGATGTGGTTTTTTTAGCGCGGGGTGTACGGCGGTATGCTTTTCGTTTCGAGGGATCGTTGTCTGATGCGGTCGTACCAGCGAGCTACTTTATGGTTCTGCGAGTGAAGGCTGACTTGGTTGATTCAAGTTACCTAGTTTGGGTGATCAACCAGCCTTCATTCCAATATCAAGTAGAGGCGGCATCGACGAAGTCAGCTGTGCCTCAAATCACGAAGTCGGCGCTTATCGAACTGAAAATTGAACTACCGGATTTGGCCGTTCAGCGACAGATTGCTGAGGTCGATCGATTGATGAAAATTGAGTTGAAAATAATACAAGAACTCCAGAATCGGCGAACGACACTGCTGAATGCAGTTAGCCGAGGAATTGAAAGATAGAAAGATGGCAAAGGAATTTACACAAGCGGAAATCAATTCGATCGTTTGGAAGGCTTGCGATTCGTTTCGCGGGGCTGTCGATCCATCCGAGTACAAGAACTACATCCTGACGATGCTGTTCCTGAAATACCTGACGGATTTGTGGCTCGACAAACGCGAAGAGTACAGCAGGAAGTACAAGGGTGACGCAACGCGTGTGAAACGCGCGATGGAACGAGAGCGGTTCATTCTTCCGGAAAACTGCGGCTTCGATTATCTGTACGCGAATCGTGAGGCAGCTAATATTGGCGAGCTAATTAATACGGCGTTGGAGAGGATCGAGGATGCGAACAAGTCAAAGCTTGAGAATGTTTTTCGGAACATAGACTTCAATTCGGAAGCCGCTTTGGGGCAGACCAAAGATCGTAACCGCCGTCTGAAGAACCTGTTGGAGGATTTTCGAGGCAGCGATGAACGGCCGTTGGATCTGCGTCCAAGTCACTTGAGCAATCGCGATGTTATCGGTGATTGTTATGAATACCTGATTGAACGTTTTGCGGCAGGAGCCGGCAAGAAAGCGGGCGAGTTCTATACACCGAAGGAAGTCTCAATACTATTGGCCAAGCTCGTCGAGCCCAAGCCTGGAGATAAGATTTGCGATCCTGCATGCGGTTCTGGATCGCTGCTGATTCGAACCGCCAAGGAAATCGTCGAAGCTGACGGTTCGCCGAGTCGCAACTTTTCATTGTTCGGGCAAGAGTCAAACGGCAGCACATGGGCGTTGTCGCGGATGAACATGTTCTTGCACGAAATGGACAGCGCACGGATCGAGTGGTGCGACACGATCACGAACCCACGGTTGGTCGAAGATGACCAGTTGATGAAGTACAACGTCGTGGTCGCCAATCCGCCGTTTTCGCTTGACAAGTGGGGCGCCGAAACAGCGGACTCCGACCAGTACAAACGGTTCTGGCGCGGCATTCCGCCCAAGAGCAAGGGCGACTTCGCGTTCATCACCCACATGATCGAAACGGCACTAACTGGTGAAGGCCGCGTCGGGGTGATAGTGCCGCACGGCGTGCTTTTTCGTGGCGGCAGCGAGGGATTGATTCGGCAGAAACTGGTTGATGAAAACCTGCTTGATGTTGTTGTTGGCTTGCCGGCCGGTTTATTCTTCGGCACCGGCATTCCTGCCGCGATTCTGGTGTTCCGTAAGGACAAGAAAAAACGCAACGTGATGTTCATCGACGCAAGCCACGAATTCGTCGATGCCAAGAACCGATCGTTCTTGGGCGAAGACCACATTGCCAAAATCGTCAAGACCTACAAAAAGCGAAAGAACGTCGACAAATACGCTTACGTTGCCGACTTTGCCGAGATCGAGGAGAACGACTTCAACCTGAACATCCCACGCTACGTCGACACATTCGAGGAAGAAGAAGAGATAGATGTTCGAGCGGTTCAAAAAGAGATTGATGGATTGGAAAAAGAGTTGGCTTCGGTGCAAAAGGAGATAACTGGGTATTTGAAGGAGTTGGGTTTATGAATATAAGCGCAAATGGCTTCAATTTCGTACCGCTCAATTCAATTGGCAGGTTTCTTCGTGGCAGAGGTGTATCCAAATCAGATGTTGTCGAAGCAGGTGTGGGTGTCGTATTGTATGGCGAACTCTACACGAAATTCGACGGAGTGATAAAGAGACCCGAGTCGTTCGTCGACGAGAGTGTGGCCGAAGGTAGTGAGTTGCTTGAATATGGCGACATACTTTTTCCGACCGCAGGCGAATCTGCCGACGAAATCGGTAAGCCATCCGTTTACCTGTCCACTGAGAGGGCGTGCGCCGGTGGTGACATCATTATCTTTCGACCTAGCGAGCCCAAACTTGCAGATTTCTTGGTCTCGGCCCTACGAACGCACGCTGCGTTTGAATATAGATATCGAATGGGACAGGGACAGTCGATCGTCCATGTAAGCCAAGAAGCACTTGAAAAACATCCCGTCCTTGCGGTCGATTTAGCAAGCGCTGAAAGAATTGCCGAAATTCGATCGACTTGGGATCGAGCAATCGATTTCACGCAAAAGATTATCGCCGCAAAGCGCCAACGCAAACACGCAATACTGCAGCAGTTTGTGGATAGGCCATGTGAAAAATGGCCATCGATCAAACTTGGTGAATTGCTTAAGAACCGAAGCGCTAAGGGCCGTCCGGGACTGCCTACCTACTCCGTCACAATGGACAGCGGTTTGGTGCCACGTGATTCCCTCGATCGTAAGAACGACACCACGCTTGAGCCCGAACAGCACTTGCTAATTGAAGAAGGCGACATCGCGTACAATATGATGCGGATGTGGCAGGGTGCTTCGGGACTGGCGACCGAAGCTGGCTTGGTCAGCCCGGCCTATGTCGTGATTCGATCTCGCGGCAAAGTTGATCCTACGTTTGCATCGTATTGGTTTAAGATGCCTCGCGTCGTGAAGAAGTTTCAGGACTACTCGCACGGCCTGACCAAAGATCGATTGCGACTGTACTACAAAGACTTCGCTACGATCGCTTTGCCGTTGCCGCCGCTAAAATTTCAGCAACAGATTGCCAAAGCGATGCAATGCTGCGACCGTGAACTCGATTTGCTGGAGCGAAAAGTATTGTTTCTCAAACAGCAAAAGGAGGGCTTGATGCAGCAACTACTAACCGGCAAGACTCGCGTCAAACTTTCCAAGGGGACCGAGTGATGGCTAAGAAGAAAAGCGGCATCGCAATTCCCGATGATTACGCAGACGTATTTGAGTCACTCAAAGCACGCGTGCGGCAGTCGCAAACCAAAGCGATGCTGTCCGTCAACCACGAACTGATCCAGCTCTACTGGGATATCGGACGCCAAATCGCCCAGCGGCAAAAGGACGTTGGCTGGGGGCGAAGCGTTGTTGATCGGCTATCGAAGGACTTGTGTTCCGCTTTCCCAGACGTGACCGGCTTTTCCGCATCCAGTTTGTGGCGAATGCGGGCGTTTTGCCTTGCCTATCAAGATATCGCACAGCCTGTGCGAGAATTGGCCGAGCAACCAAACGAAGTAGAACTCGCACGGGCCGTGCGAGTTTCTGACCAGCCCCCCACAGCTTTGCTGGGAATCCCCTGGGGACACAACGTCGTTTTGTTTGAAAAGGTCAAAGGCAATTCAGAGCGAATTTGGTACGCGAGCAAAGCGTCCGAACACGGTTGGAGCCGAGCAGTTCTGACCGTACAAATTGAAAGCGGTCTGTATCACCGTCAAGGCAAGGCAATTACCAACTTTGTCGCGACCCTGCCTCCGCCGCAATCGGACCTGGCTCAAGAGTCACTCAAGGATCCGTACCTGTTCGACTTCCTGACGCTCCATGAGGATGCCGTCGAGCGAGATCTCGAACAGGGGCTCACCGACCATGTTCAAAAATTCCTACTGGAACTCGGAGCTGGCTTCGCATTTGTTGGGCGACAAGTGCCGATCACGGTTGGAGATGAAGACGATTTTCTGGATTTGCTGTTCTACCATCTGAAGCTACGATGCTTCGTCGTCATTGACTTGAAGATGAAGAAGTTCACCCCAGCCGATGCTGGGCAAATGAACTACTACCTTTCAGCAGTCGATGACCTTATGCGTCATCCCACCGACCAACCAACCATCGGTCTGATTCTTTGCAAATCGAAGGAACGCATCAAGGCCGAATACGCACTGCGCGATATCAACAAACCGATAGGCGTCGCCGAATGGCAAACGAAATTAGTGGAGTCGTTACCTGAGCCACTCAAAGGAAGTTTGCCAAGTATCGAAGAGATCGAAGCGGAATTTGAGTCGGAGGATTTGCCATGAACGATGAATTGCCTTCGTTCAAGGAAGATCACATTTCGCAAATTCCGGCGTTGCAGTTATTGCAGCAACTCGGTTGGAATTACCTGTCGCCCGAAGAAGCGGTTGCGGCTCGTGGCGGAAAGCTGTCGAGTGTCTTGCTGGACACGGTGCTGGTGGACCAACTAAAGAAACTGAACAAGATCGAGTTCAAGGGCGAAACGCATCCATTCAGCGAAACAAATATCCACTCGGCGGTCCTAGCGCTGAAGGATGTTGTCTATGACGGCTTGGTGCGGACGAACGAGAAGATTTATGATTTGCTGGTACTAGGCAAAAGTCTGCCGCAGACGATAGCGGGTGACACAAAAAGCTTCCCAATCAACTTCATCGATTGGAACCCAGAAACGTGGCATACGAACAATGTGTTTCATGTCAGCGAGGAATTCGTAGTCGAACGTACCGCAAGCCATGAAACAAGGCGTCCCGATTTAGTTTTGTTCGTAAATGGTATTCCGCTGGTCGTGATCGAATGCAAACGACCTGACATGAAGGATTCAATTGCTGGAGCAATCTCACAACAGTTACGTAACCAACGCGACGATGAGATTCCGCAATTATTCCTTTTCTCGCAATTATTGCTCGGCGTTGCCAAGAACCAAGCCACTTATGGGACAACGGGAACGCCTGCCAAGTTTTGGGCGGTATGGAAAGAAGATGTCGATACGCAACTAAAGAAAATTCTTTCTAAGCCTCTAAAGAAGTTCGCTGATACAAAATGGCTGCTCGATCGATTCAACTGCGTTAGCGAATCGCAAGCTGCCTATTTCACGGGATCGCGTGAGATAACGAACCAAGACCGTTCGATCTACTCGCTTTGCCGACCGGAGCGAGTTCTTGAACTCACTCTTTCTTACACGGTGTTCGACGCCGGCGAGCGCAAGGTGGCTCGGTATCAGCAATATTTCACGGTTAAGAATACATTACGACGAATTCGAGAATACGACGAAAATGGCGCACGAAAAGGCGGCGTTGTTTGGCACACCCAGGGTAGTGGGAAATCGTTAACGATGGTGATGCTGGCTAAGGAGATTGCCAGGCTACGACTTCCCGACTACAAGATCGTTCTGGTCACCGATCGAGTTGACTTGGACGATCAGATCTATCGTACGTTCATCCATTGCGACATGGAGCCACATCGAGCGAATAGTGGCCGCGATTTGGCTGAACTGCTTAAAGGATCAACAAGTCGCGTTATCACGACGGTGATTGATAAATTCGAGAACGCGCTCGTGAAAGGGAAACTGCGGAACGAGAGCGAGAATGTTTTTGTCCTCGTCGATGAGAGCCACAGAGGCCAGTACAAGTTAATGCACGCACGAATGCGGAAGGCTTTGCCTAAGGGATGCTTCATTGGCTTTACGGGTACGCCAGTTCGCAAAAAAGAAAAAGACACAATCAACAAGTTTGGCGGGTTGATTCAGCCAACATACTCAATTCGCACGGCCGTTGATGACAAGGCTGTTGTTCCACTTCTATACGAGGGGCGCGATGTCGAGCAACGGGTTGACCGGGAAAGCATCGACCGTTGGTTCGATATTGTCACAACCAACTTGTCGAAGGAACAGCGAGCCGATTTGAAAAAGAAATTCACGACCACCGATCAGTTGAACAAAACCGAACAAAAAGTCCGTGAGATTGCTTTGGATATCAGTTTGCATTACCGCGACAATTGGCAGGGGACTGAAAAAAAGTACAAAGCGCAGCTCGTGACCCAGGATAAAGCAACGGCTTTGCTTTACCATCGATTTCTGGAGGAGTTCGGGTTTGTGTCTTCGTCGGTTTTGATTTCAGGTCCAGATGATCGTGAAGGGAATGAGGAGGTCGAGGTTGACGAAGAAGACCTTCCAGAGATCCAGCGGTTCTGGAAGAAGATGATGGCCAAGCATGGCAGCGAAGATCAATACAACAAGAATGTCATTAATGCGTTCAAGTCGGGGGATGCTCCTGAAATCATCATCGTAGTTGACAAGTTACTGACCGGTTTTGATGCGCCGCGAAACACGGTGCTTTATCTTACTCGCATGCTGAAGGATCATACCCTTCTTCAAGCAATTGCAAGAGTGAATCGACTTTATGAGGGCAAGGACTTCGGCTATATCATCGACTACCGAGGTGTGCTTTCGAACTTGAAGAAGGCATTCGCTTTCTATAGCGAGCTTGAAGAGAAAGATCAGCAGGAGCTCGAACTTTCTCTTACCGATGTTGCCGAGGAGATTGAGAAACTACCTCGACGGCACACGGAACTGCTAAATCTCTTCCAAGACATAAAGAACAAACAGGACGAAGAGCTCTACGAGTTGAAGCTTGCGGACGTCGAATTGCGAGAACGTTTCTATGAGGCACTTTGCGTTTTTGCGCGATCACTGTCGACGGCGTTGGGTTCATTGAAGTTTGTCGAAGAAACGCCCGACGCTAAAGTTGAGCGCTATCGTAAAGATCTGAAGTTCTTCATGGAATTACGATCGTCGGTTCGACGCCGATATGCCGAGATTGTTGACTTCAAAGAGTATGAAGCCAAGATCCAAAAGTTGTTGGACACTCATGTTTCAACGAGCGGCGTTAAGAAAGTTACCTCTTTGGTAAACATTTTCGATAAGGAAGCATTCGAGAAGGAGCTGGATACGCTTGTTGGAAAGAGTGCTGCGTCCAAAGCCGACACCATTGCGCATCGCACCAAAAAGACAATCAACGAGCGAATGGATGACGATCCTGCGTTTTACGCTAGGTTCTCAAAGATGTTGGAAGATGCAATCGCGGCTTTTCGACAAAAGCGAATGGCCGATGCGGATTACCTAGCCAAGGTGAGTGAGATTGCTGAGTCGATTCGGACGCGACGCGGTGCTGGCGTACCTCAGGAATTGGAGAACCGCGATGTTGCTCAGGCCTTCTATGGAGTGCTGAAGGACGTCTTAAGTGATGGAACAAGCGAGAGCAAACTAGGAACCGACAAGGATACGCCTTTCGATACTTCGTGGTCAACGAAAGCCGCGTTGGGCATTGACTCAATTGTTCAAGAATACAAGATCGTCAACTGGACGAGTAACACGGACGTTCAAAACCAAATGAAGAACGCGATCGAAGACTTTCTGCACGAGATCGAGCCAGAAGATGGCGTATTGTCGTTTGAGGCAATTGACCAACTGCTGGAAAAGTGCCTGGATATCGCACGTAGGAGATACGCGGAATGATCGTATCGCGAGCGGTTGGAGGCCCTCATATTTTGAAGCATGGATCGCTTGAGATTCCGTTTCAAATTGATTTTGTTCCTCGCAAGCAGTTGACCATCCATGTTCATCCTGAGATGAGACTAGAAGTACTTGCCCCCGAGGGGAAAGAAGTCAGCGCTGTCCTCGATCGTATAGAAGCCAGAGTCAATTGGATCGCCAAGCAATGGCGACATTTTGAGCGTTACCAACCAAGTGAACCAGCCAGACTGTATGTGAGCGGTGAGACGTATGTCTATTTGGGAAGGCAATACCGGCTCAAAATACGGCAAGGACAAAATTCAAGCGTCAAGTTAAAGGGGCGGTTTCTTCACGTCGAACACTCCAAAATTAAGGATCGAGACGCCCTTCGTTTGCTCGTCGAGAGCTGGTACACCGAACACGCTAAGGCAATGTTTGAAAGTCGTTTGGCGTACTGCCTTGAACGGTGCGCCTCCCTAAAGCTCGAATCAACGCCTCATTTGCTGGTTCGCTCAATGAAACGGCGGTGGGGGAGCTGCACGAGAAAAGGGACTATCACTCTCAATACTGATTTGGTCAAAACACCAGTTCATTGCATCGATTACGTCATTGTCCACGAACTTTGTCACCTAAAAATTCATGACCACAGCCCCGCCTTCTACCGTTTGCTGTCTCGCTTAATGCCCGATTGGTCTCAAAAGAAGGCGAGACTTGATTCACAAGTTTGGGGTAATGGAGGACGATATCAATGAGTTTTCGGAGCAGCGTATTGCAACACGCTTTAGATTTGCATTTGTTTTTTCACTGTTAAAGTTCACGTTTCACTCATCAATTCAAGGTTTGGACCTCATCGGAACCAACAACACAAAGGAACTAAAAATGAGCAATGTTGCGAGGGATGTTCTCTGGCCAACCGATTCAAACGTGTTGATTCGTATAGGGATGCTCTACGTTGGGCAGGGGGACGCATCAGTCGCTTTGATAAAAGATGGTACGACCTACAAGACAATTTTGATTGACATCAACCGGGACGCTGAAGGGCACAACGGAATCAACGTCCCGAAGCTGATGAAAGATCTGCTCACGAACCAGAATGGGCGACTGGACTTGTTCGTCAATACTCATCCGCACACTGACCACCTCGACGATATCACAGAACTGAACGAATCGGTCGATATCCATGAGGTATGGGAATCTGGCCACGTACCTGGCAAAGACGACAAAGCGTCGTACGACGAGCTTCAGAAGGTTATTAAAGCGGTTAAGAAAAAGCATGGCTCGAAAGCCGTAATCGAAATGCGAGGAAGCGACAGCGCGACAGCGTTTGGGGAGGCAGAGATTTACATTCTATCTCCAGCGGACTACGTAAAGACGGATATTGCCGGCGAAGATGCTGCCGGACGCCGAAAGCGGATTCATGAGCACTGCGCGGTCTTGCGAATTGGAAAAGACGACACCTGGGTTCTTTTTACAGGTGACGCTGATCGAACTGCATGGGAAGATCATATCACCGATCACCACGAGGATCGATTGCCATCAAAGATTCTAAATGCTTCACACCATGGATCTCGAACGTTCTTCAAGCATGACAAAGACGACGAAGATCCGTACATGAAAGCACTTGAAACAATTAATCCTGAATACGTTATCGTTTCTGCTCCAAAGCAGTCTGAAAGTCGGCATGAACACCCTCACGATGATGCGATGGAGCTCTATGAAGATCACGTTGGAGAAGATAACGTGCTCCACACCGGAGCTAATCATGAGTCATTCATCTGTGACATTTTCACTGATGGTACTTATGAAGTTCGGGTGGATACGAAGCTTGTAGAGGAGTACGGCCGCGATAACGAGAAAAAGGACGAGAAGTCCGAGAAGAAGAACTCTTCCTCAGCGCGGGTGATTCAAAGCGCTGCTCCAACGGTTGCTACTCGCCTAGATCAGCGACCTATGGGACTAGAGTAATGCACGCTTGGTATACTCGTCACCCTCAGTGGTTCGCAGCGGAACTTGCCGCACTTCAACGCAACTACCCAAAGTTCGTCCTCGACGAAGGAAGTCTTTTGAACGGACACGTTTCCGTATATGGGGAACTTGTTATTCGACCGCCGGGTGGTGCAAAAAGATTTCCGGTGCGGTTAGATTTTCCCAGTAATTCGCCATATGCGTTCCCAGTCGTCACGCCCATTGAAAGCATGCCGACCTTCGATGGTAGCAACGCCGCGACATCATTTCCAAATGCGCGAATGTTCGATCATCGTCACCAGATGCCTGGCGGCTCCCTTTGTCTGTTTCAATACGAAACTCGAACAACAGAAGGCGGAGAAGCAATCAACGTCGTTGACGTTCTTAAGCGCGCTGAAGCATGGTTCCTAGGTCATGTTACCGACCGCTGGCCACCAGACTCGAGAGAGACAGAGCTTCAGGCACATTTCTATCGGGTCGGCTTTGGAATACTCTTGGGCAAGACATTTTTTTCCGACGTACTGAAGGGGCATGGCGAGTTTTTCGCGGTCAAAGATGTGCATCGGTTCTACGTTGGACGAAGTCAGGAAGAACCACCCTTGATCGCAACATCGGCAACGGTGTTGACTTCGGTTTATCAGGTAGTCGATGCTCGAGAAGATCTTCAAGCGGTCTTTCCTTGGATTACGAACGACGCCTGGGAGCCGAAAAAATTCGTTGAATGTCAAGAGAGACAGCGACAAAACAAGACAATTGATTTTGGTGACATTGCGAGAGTGAGCGGTTACTGGTGGGAACTCGACGAAGAGCCGTGCGTTTTTCGTGATGGCAAAAAGTTGTTGGAAGTACTTTCTTCCGTCGCACCAAATGGAGATGCTTGGTCCATGGTTAGCAAATCGCTCGGAGTCGATTTCACATTGAAGAACTTTCATCACATCGGACTTTGCTATCCAGGAAGGTTTGGAGAACGAGAGTGGTTGTTCGTCGTTGTTCTGGCTGGAGCTGAAAAAACGAATGGACTTCCTGCCGTCTTAACGGACGATCAAAAACGAACTCGCTTTGAGTCCGCCAGGGTTGCATGTGTTCCGGTCCACGGCCTGACACCAAATGAAATCGGGAAACGTAATGAGACCGTAGTGGCACCGCAGATTGCGTCAAAAAGAGTTGCGCTCGTTGGTTTGGGTGCACTCGGATCGAAGGTGGGTGAGATGCTAGCTCAAGCAGGTGTGTCACATTTCAAGCTTTGCGATGGCGATATTCTTCACGTAGGTAATGTTGCACGGCACGTGGGCGGACTTCGCGACAGTGGCGCTCCAAAGACAGAAGTGGTTGCCAATAGAATTTGGGACGTAAATCCATACGCGCAGATTGCTGTATTCAATAAGTACATCAACAGCCCGTCGCAGGAAGACGTTCGTGAGCTGTTTGCCGACGTCGACCTGATCATTTGCACAATCGCTGATGAGGGGACTGAGTCAGGATTCAACGAACTCGCAGTTGAGATGGGTATTCCTGTCATCTACGGCAGATCAATGCGGCGTGGTCAAATGGGGCGGGTATTCGTTGTGCGTCCGGGCGTTGACGCGTGTAAGACCTGCTTGGGAATGATTGCACGGCAAGATTCGGCCGATTGGCTGTCGGTGACTGAGCGAGCTGAGGACGCTTTGTTACATGAGTGTGGTCGCCCAATAATCGCTGGCAGTGCTGTAGATCTTGTTTTTGTATCGGGGTACATCGCCCGTGCTGCCATCGACTTCTTGGAATCCAACTCCTCGCTTAAGAACCACTTAGTCTGGACGTTGCGAGCGACGGAAGAATTCGATGGAAAGCTCAACTCTCCTTTTAGCATCGTTCAAACCAACTTTGAACCTCAGCCTGGTTGCCCGTCGTGTGGACCTGCAAGAATTAGTGGTATATCACTTCCGGATTCCGTGCGAAATTTCATCGTTAACGAAGTCGCGTCATCTCCAACTGTTGAAACCGGAGGGATTCTCATTGGCAGAATTGATGGCACCACGGCGATTGTTACTCGAGCAACTGGCCCTGGTCCCAAGGCTATTCGAACTGCAACTCGATTCGAACGTGACGTCGAATTCGCCCAGCAAGAACTTGATGCGGAATCGGCGAGAGACCTATCCATGGTCTACATCGGAGAGTGGCACTCCCATTTAGTTCCTGAACCAGCTCCGAGTGGTAGGGATGTCCTTTCCCTCACGGGTATCGCTCAGTCATCAAACTATGCAACGACCAGCCCGATAATGTTGATCTGTGGTTTTGATAAAGAGAAAAGCAGTGTTGGAGAACTGAAGGGCTGGGCGTTCCCTGTCGAATCGAGTATGAAGTACATTCCCATTTTCGCATCTCCGTGACACTGCTAACTTCGCTCTTTGTCTGGACAAATCCGGGCTTTTCTCAAGCTAGCCGGGTATATCAATTTCGGACGTGGGCAGGAGAAATAGCCAACGTCGGAATCGGACATCGCAGCGTTCCTCGAAAGTCGTTCGCATTTTCGACTTTTCCGAAACTTTCTTTTTCGCTGTGACCTAACGTGTCACGCCTGTGCGAATGATAGCGTTCGCGATTGGCAGTGGTTTGGTCTGGATGGAATCACGCAGGACAACGGTCATGGATTGATGGATGGGATGCCCAAATCAGGAACAACACTCGGTGGATACCGAAGAGACCAACCACTGCCAATCGCTTTTTCTCGTCAGCCGGTTGGATCGATTGACGTTTTTATCAATGAAGGATTGCTATGCGTTTGTAACTTTTTCTAGGCAGACACCATGACCTCTGTTCGACTTCCGCGTCTATCGCGCCCTGGCGTTTTGGAATCGATCGCTCCCAAGCGATTGTTCGAATTGCTCCAACCTTACACCGACTTCTTTGCAAGTCGGTCCGTACGTATCGAGTCACCTGATTCGATCGATTGCCAAGCGGTCATACGCGAGATAACCCACGCTGATCACGAAACACCTGCAGACTTGCTGGACGCGATTTGCCTAATCGACGAACTTGCAAACGCTGTTGCTGTCGAACTGCTGCTCGATCGAGTTCCTGGCCATACGCTGGGTCTTGAGCAAGGTGGTGAACATTCAGCAGCGGACATCGTTACTGCCGCTTGGTTGACCGAGCGGGAGCAACTTGTTCAAACACATGCGCGAGCCAAGTTGAAACGAGCTAGGTCGTTTGATTACTACCAAGCGAATCAAACGAAGCCACCGAAGTATGTGACGCCGGCCGAGGAAACGTTGCAGCAACTCGAACGCGATATCGATTCGTGGTACGTCGAGCGATTCCGCGGTCAAGGGACCAAGATAGAGATATTCGACCGGAAGGACGAAGTCGATATCTCGATCCTGCATGGCAGCCTGTTTCGACGCCAGCCCGTGGTGAACGCAGGCAACTTCGATATCAAGTCGTTCTGGCCAGTCCAAAGCGATTTGGCAATCTACAATCGTGCGTTCGGAGAACTCCGCATCAACGCGAAGTCTCCGAAGGAGAAGGCTCTGTATTGCCGGCTGTTAGGCAAACACCTGTTCGGCAGCGAGGATTGTTTTCCGACTGGAGTGAAGTATTCCCTCGAGCCGCTGCGTGAGTTCGGCTTTGACGCTCTGTCACCTGGCGATATCGATGGTATCCGCGATGTGAAATTGGTAGAGCTGTGGTTGGGCGATCCGGATGAGCGATACGGTGTGATCACGATTCGAAAGGGAGACGATCTTTTCAATTGGGCTCAAGGTCGCAACAAGGATATCCATATTAAGCGACGATTGATTTCAGCCACGTTCAAGCTTCAGATGTTCGGTCGAAAGAGTGAGTTGGCGGTTACCGTGCGGCCGCCAAATGTTGCGATGTACAACCGAGGTCCGATTGCAACCATCATCGAAGCCTGGTTGGCTCAACGCGGCTTCATCATCACTGGCCAATCGACGAGGAAGCCTCGACATGAACCGATTCTGGTTAGCGCTTGAGCGAGTCTGGGGACTTTCAACTTCTCGATTGTGTTGGCAACAACACCTTGGGGATGAGAACCATAGCAATGTGGAACTTGGGCAATACGAGCTACTCGTAGCAACCAATCAATTGGCAAAGACCCTGCCAGTGATTGGTAATCCGTACGAGTGGCTCGAGGTGTCCGAGTTCGAGGATGGAGTCTTCGAAGGCTACAACGAGAAGACAGAGGAGTATGTTCCGGTTGATCGACGCGACTTGGTTTGCTTCGAATTCAATGTTGTGAAGCTCAGTAAGGTACTCTGCGATTTAATCGGTTTTGCTCCTGCCGTTGAGCAGTTAGATGAAACGCACCACTGCTATCTTCTAGGGCAGTTCGGCGGAACTTCGGGTGCAGGCTTCGCGTTCTACTTGGCCAAAGAAGCTGCTGGCCGACGCTTTTCTCGATGTCTGGATGCAGTTCAGCTGAAAGACCAACGTCCGTATGTGCTGTTCCTAACGTCGATGCGAGTCTTGAACGCTCAATGTTCGCGAGTGTTGATTGATAAAGGTTGTCTGGTTTTACCCCTGGAACAGTCGTTGGTTCATGACGAGGGGGGATGGGCACTTACCGATTGGGCTCGCAAGCAACTGGTCGAGTTCAGAGACCGGTTATTGCCGAAGCCGCAGGCCGCGGTTGGAAAATTCCCAACGCCATCTGGATGTTCGTGGAAGGACGTCGAGATTCGCTTCCAGGATTCGCATACTGTGACAGTGATCGCAGGCGGCAAGCACGAGCGTTTGATGTTTGCACAGATGGGGCTCTCCAACGCGAAGAATGGATTGCCGAACATGCAATGGGAGTTGTTGTACTCGCTCGCCCAGGGCCACGGCTTGATGACTTGGAGTTCACCTGGGGCTCGTCGTGAGAATCGCAAGCATCGGGAAGCGTTGAACAAGACGCTCCGCGCTTTCTTCGGCATCGATGGCGATCCCATCGGGCTCACGGATGACAAGAAGGGCTATCGGTGCACATTCAAACTGGTGCCTGACAATTCCCTGGAGTATGCTCGGTTAGCGGCTGAGCATCAAGATTACTGATGTCGTAACAACCGCCCCGACCAATCATCGACGCGCTTTCGAGTCAACTCTTCGAGAGATTGTTGTTTCCCGGTCGATGGACGACTTAAAGAAAAAGTTACTTGGGATTTCGCGGCTTCCCAGAAAACGCTCCTGATGCCCCTAGGGCGACGCCGATCGCGACTCCCATTGCTACACCGATTGCAACGTTACCAAGTGCAACGCCTAACGCCGCTCCAACGCCACATCCGAGAGCCAACGCTGCTCCCATATTCTTGTTGCCGTTGGTTGTCTTCATACTCTTTCCCCGTTTCCCTTTGCTTGGCTGCTTGAAGCACTCAATCCTACTCAGGCCTGTTTCGCGCAGATTCTAGGCGCTGGTCTCTTTCTGGATTGAAGACATGGGAATTTTCCCAAACCCCACTCTCGGGATTTTAGCGAATTTCTGATTACGTTTACCAAGTGTTTTCCTGGGTTTCGTGCGATGTCGTTTGGGAATCTTCTTCTTTCCCAGCCCGTTTTGGGAATTTTCGCCAGTAGCGGACGACAGGTCTGATTCACATCAGGAAACAGCTCGCGAACAAGCGAGCGGGCCTCACAGGCTTTAACTTTCGGACCTGTTGCCTGTGGGGCCTCAATCAGGAGGTCCGTTCATGTCAGACAACCAATCCATCAACCTTGGTGACGACAACTTCGTTCGCAGTGTCATCCATCGGCAGGTTGGAAAGCTAATCGCCAAGTCCGACTTTACACAGCAAGATCGAAACGATCTGGTCCAAGAGGTCTACGTTCGGGCGACCAAGAGCCTTCGCCTTTACGATCCATCCGTTGGCCATCTCTACCCGTACGTCTGCACCGTGGTGCAACGCCATTTGGCCAACGTCGTTCGCGATCGCTCCGTTGTTAAACGCACGACTGCCGGTCGCGTCAGTCTGAGCAAGAACGTCCGTGGTGATGACGGTGGTCAAGTCGAAATGTCTCAGACGCTACACGACAAGGATCAAGATCGACGGCTAGGTCGTGCACGTCGCCTTGGTGAGGAAGAACTCAACGACCTTCGAATGGACCTAGCCACGTTCATGTCGAAGTTACCGGAGAAATTCCAAGACATTCTCCGTCGCCGTCAAACCCACTCGATCACCGAGATTTCTCGCGACCTCGGCATCCCACGCACCACGCTCAATGACTGGATGTTGCAGATCCGCAAGCTCTTCGAGGAAGCAGGATTCGACAGATATCTGGAATCGTAGCCGTCAATTCACCCGGGTACCGGGTATTTCAACAGATAGAGAAAGTAACTTTTCAATCAACACGAGACATCAACCAAAAGGAATTCCAGTCAATGAGCGCACCCAACATGAATATTGATCAGCGAGTCACTATCTCGCTCGCTTTGCAGCGATACCTGCGAGCGGTCGAACGCTTCGAAGCCGCTTCCAAAGAGTTCAACGAATGCTGCCAGGCCATTCGTCAGGCACTTCCTCGTGAAAGCCGCTTTGTTGCCAACATCTCGCACCAGCACTTTCTGGTGACCAGCGATCACGAAGGCAACTTCGAGGTCGAATCCGTCGACACGGTTTGATTCGCAACCTGTCATCACTCTCCTCTGACCTACTCGATGAAAGATCCGATTGCGATGTCAACGCGACTATTACCCCATGAACCCGGTGATCGGAAGTGCCTGAAATGCAACGAAACCTTTCGTTCCAAGAGTGCCGCCAATCGCATTTGCAAGAAGTGCTCGCAAGTTAATGCATCACTGAAATTAAGTGAAGCACAAATCGCTCGCGAACGAGGTGCAAAACGCCTCAACGGCATTCCGATCGAGGAGCAAGACACATACGAGATGAAATTCTTCTAGGCATCGATTTACGCAGCAAAGCACCCCAAGACAGTAACCCCAAGCACCCATGTCCCAGTTCATTACACAAACCGAATCAAGCGATAAGACGCTGCTGACCTATTCAGCGCTGAATACGTTTCGTAATTGTCCGCGAAAGTACAAGAACCGTTACCTCGACAATTTGCGCCCGCGTGAGCGTGCCGAGGCGTTGTCGTTCGGTAGCGTCGTCCATACCGCGATCGAGCTTTGGTATCGGTCGACGAGTACTGAGTCGCGGCTTCGTGATGTCCTCGCCTACATCGACGATGCCTTTGAGAATCGGGTTGTCGATCCGAATCAGATGGTTCAGTGGCATTTGGCAACGGCGATGATCCGTGGTTACGCCGAACGCTACGCAACCGAAGAGTTCGAAGTCGTCGAAGTTGAAAAGGAGTTCGTCGGAGAGATCCGCAATCCAGATACTGGTCGGCAGAGTCAAACATTTCGAATCGCTGGCAAGGTCGATGGCATCGTCCGCTGCCACGATGGTTTGTATTTGCTCGAGCATAAGACTGCATCAACAGTTGATTCGAGTTATCTAGACAAGCTGTGGACCGATACGCAGATCGCCTTGTACTGCTATTACTTGCGTGAACTGGGGTATCCGATCGTTGGCGTCATCTACAACGTGCTGCTCAAGAGTCGGCTTAAGCAAGGCAAAGGCGAAACGCAGGAAGAGTACGAAGTTCGCCACGCGGAACTCGCGGCTAAGAACAAGAGCGGCAAATCGACTGCGAAACGTCAGATGCCTGAGACGGACGAAGAGTTTCAAACTCGTCTAACTGAATGGTATTCACGCCCCGAAGCATTCCATCGCGAGTTCATTTATCTCTCCGAAGACCGACTTGCAATGTTGCAAGACGAGGTGTGGGAAATCACGCAGCAGTACCTCGATGCCCGTCGCCGTGGCAAATGGCTGCTGAATACCTCGAACTGTTTCTCTTACCAACGACCGTGCGAGTACTTGGCGTATTGCCAATCGGGATTCAATCCAAACGTCGCTGACAACCTGTACGAGATCGCTCTCCCTAACGAAGAGCTATCTCGTGTTGATTCTGAAGCACCCCCGTTCTGATTTGAAAGGATACCCTATTTATGACAGTGACACTACCAACCACTAAGACCAAACCGACCACCGACTTGGCAAAGCAATCGATCTTGCTCTATGGCGTTCCCAAGCTTGGCAAGAGTTCGTTCGCTTCTCAGTTCCCCGAAGCTATGTTCTTTGAATGCGAACCAGGTCTCAATCACTTGGAGGTATTCAAAGTGCCGACCTACTCGTGGGAAGCATTCCTGGAAGCCTGCAAATTACTTGCGAAGGGCGATCACAATTTCAAGACACTGGTGATCGATACGGTCGACAACGCGTTCAAGATGTGCTCGGACTATGTCTGTGCCAAGCATGGCATCGAGTACGAAGGGGACATGGGCCACGGCAAAGGCTGGGCTCTTGTGAAAAACGAATGGCATCGCGTGCTGACTCGTTTGGCCAGCTTGCCGTATGGCTTGATCCTCATCTCGCACGCGGTCGATAAGACGATCGAAACGCGAACGGGCGAGTACACCAAGACCACGCCGAGCTTACCCGATCGTGCTCGAAACGTTGTGTTAGGCCTGGTCGACATCATCCTCTACGGCGACTCGGTATCTCGTAAAGACGCTGCCGGCAATCTCGTCGTCGATCGAGTACTCCGAACCAAACCTCATCCAACATACGAGGCCGGCGATCGAACAGGTCGCTTGCCCGAGATGCTGCCACTGGATTACTCCGCCTTCAATTCGGCATTCAGCGGCACCGCTTCGAATTCAACCGCACAGAGCCCTGCGCCCGGCAAAGGCACTGTTGTGTCTACTTCCACTCCGGGCAGCACCCCAGCAGGAAAGGCTGTTAAGCAATGAGCGATTACGAAGAATACGAAACCACCAACCAATCCGTTGATCTGTCGTCGTTCGATGATGATTTCGCAACCGCGGAAGCACCAGAGTATGACGAGGTCCCCGACGGCAAGTATCAAGCTCGCATCGAGTCAGTGAAACTTGAGAGCAGTCAAAAAGGCGACCCGATGATCAAGTTCGATTTGGAAGTGCTGTCTGGCTCACATGCCGGTCGTCACATCTTCAAGAACTCTGTTATCACACAAGCATCGATCCCTTATGTGAAGGGAGATCTGAAGACGCTGGGACTGGAACTCTCCAGATTCAGCGAATTGGCCGGGCGACTTGAAGAACTGCTCGATGTGACCTTGGAAGTCACGAAACGGACTCGTGGTGACTACACCAACGTCTACTTCAATCGACGCATTCGAATTGCCGCTGTATCGAACGGAGAAACCTCAACCGAAGGTATGCCGTTCTGATTCGCAATGGTTCGAACTCGCACGGGTGCGGCTGGGACGGAACAAGCGAACGAGTCGGTGTTAATTGGCCATTCGCTCCGTCCCGGCTTTCTTTGTTTCCTACATATCGGACTTTCTTATGGCCGACGTTGAGTATCACGTTGTATCTGGGTTCCCTGGTTATCGGATCGGGACCGACGGCACTGTTTGGTCGCAGCTTGTTTTCAGTCGCTGGAAAGATAAATCAGATGATTGGCACAGGCTTAAACCTCAGCTTCGAAGAGGGTATCTGCGTGTCGGTCTAACTAGAAATGGAAAACTCCATTGGCGATCAGTTCACCGCCTAGTTCTAGAGGCCTTCGTGGGGAATTGTCCAGTTGGTCACGAAGCTTGTCATAACGACGGTAATCGACAGAACAACATTCTCCAAAATTTGCGATGGGATACGCCTGAAGCAAACGGATGCGATAAGCGGCTTCACGGAACTATTGCACGAGGTAGCCGCAGTTCGAGCGCAAAGATTACAGAAAGAGATGTTCCGCTGATTCGAGAACTTAGGACAAGTGGACACTCATATGGAGAGATTGCATCTCGATTCGATATTACGCGAGCCACAGTAATTGCACTGTTGAAAGGAAGAACATGGACTCACGTATAGAACTTGAACTTCCGTTTCCACCAAGCATAAATCATTACTTCAGCTATTACCAGGGGCGTCCAGTTCTATCTAAGGACGCACGTACCTATCGGCACCAAGTCCGTCGCATCGCGATCGCCAAAAGCATCAAACCATTGATGGGTCCACTTGCGATCCGCATCGACATTGCACTGCCCGATGATCGTCGTCGCGATTGTGACAACGTGCAAAAGGCTGTTCTCGATGCGTTGCAGCATGCTGGCGTGTTCTGGGACGACTCGCAGGTCGTTTGGCTGCTGTCGATCAAGCATGAATGCAAACCGAAGGGACAGATCAAAGTGCAGATCGATGATGCCGAATCACAGACGCTTTCGCCCGCAATGGAGATCGCCTAGTCATGTCGCAGCTCACCCATTTCAGTTGCCCTATCATTCGACATCTGCCAAGTCTGAATCTCGTTGTCCGTTTTGATGATTCAGGCATCTCCTTCCGCGCGTACCGCTGCCGCAAATGGAAAAGCGTTACATGGGCTCAACTCGCGTCTTTAGCAGACGAAACCGAGCCGGTGGTCAAATTGTGTGAGACTGAACATGGTTCACGAGTTTTGAAAGCGATGGGGGTGAGCGTTGCTATGGATGCGAGCAAGGGACCAGAGAAAGGTGGCCCAGCTTGAGTCTTTCAGCGATCAAATTACTAACGACGTTGTTCGAGCCGTCGGACCTTATTCTCTTTCGACCTGTGGAATCGTGGAGCGAAGGCGGACGAAAGCGCAGCCGCGTTGACTATAGCAATGTATGTTACCGGCCAGCTAAGGAGGCAACGCTCGAACAAACGCTGACTCGGTTGGAGACCAGTTCCGAGTCTGAGCGTACGAATTTGTTTTTTGGAGTCTGTCCACGATTTGGTAACAAAGGCCGGTTCGACCTAGCATGGCAAATTCGAATTATTCGATGTCTCTGGGCAGATCTAGATGAATGCAATGTTGCGCAAGCTGTTGAACGTTGCAATTCACAGGCGATCCCTGTGCCAACTGCAATAGTCAATAGCGGCAATGGTGTACATCTATATTGGTCGCTGGATCGTCCGTTCCTGATCGACGATGTTGGCGATCCGCCTCCAGTCGAGACGGAATGGTCCATTGGTAGCGACGGACGTAAGAAACCCAGACGGTATGTGCTTGATGGTAGAGATCGTGTCTTCTTGGATCGCTGCCACCATTTGACCAAAACCAGTACCAAAGCTTTACAGGCCCAAGGCATACTCACGGGCATTGCGGCTGCGATCAGCGGTGATCATACAACCGACCTTACTCGGTTACTCCGACTGCCGGGCACATTGAATCGAAAAGATCAGCGCAATGGTCGCGAGCCAGTCAAGGCAGAGCTGATCGAATGTGATGGCTACCGGCGGTATTCCATTGATCAATTTTGCCATTTAGCGACGACAAAGAAGATACTCGCAGGAACGCACTCCAACGAACAAGATGCAACAAGCGAAGGATGCTATGTCGCTGGGGAAACGCAAATGAAAGAGCAAGTTGCGATTTCGTTGAGCGATGAGGAGATCATCGAGCTTGCAACCAGCAAACACGGCTCGGGGCCGAAGTTTACATCCTTATGGGAGGGCGATTGGGAGGGTCAGAGGATGAACTCGCCTAGCGAAGCCGATTCTTCAGTCGTGTTCACGCTCGCCTATTACACAAAAGACGCAGCGCAGATCGATCGTATTTTCCGTCGCTCCGCTCTGATGCGTCCTAAATGGGATGAGATTCACGGTAGCGAAAGCTATGGCGAGAAGACCATCGCCAAAGCTCTTAGCAAGGTCACGAAACAGTACGAGCCGAAGAAAAAGCGTCCTGCCGCCTCCAAGCAAGGAGGCCAGCCTCCGGCCAACCTTGGCTTTCCCAAGGCCGCCATCGACTGGGATTTCAAAAGCGACCAGACCGAGAACGCAATGGCTGTGGAGTTCATCGACGGCAACCAAGCCAAACTGCGTTATGTGCCATCGTGGAAGAAATGGCTTGCCTGGGACGGGAAGCGATGGAAGGTCGACATCGATCAAAGTCGAACGACTCGCTTGGCGCGGAGGCTAGTCCGCAACTACTGGGACCGTCTGCTGGCTATTCAGACTGAAAAGCAACAAAAGGAGTGGGCTGATTTCTGTCGCTGGGCCAATCGCAAGACCACGATTGAGAATGTGGTGTCTCTCGCTCGGTGCGATGCGAGGACGACGATTGATCATGAGTTGCTGAATCAGAACACGTACTTTCTGAATCTGCAAAACGGAACTCTCGATTTATCGACTTGGGAGTTCCGCGATCATCGCCAGACGGACTCCATCACGCAGATTGCAAACGTTGCGTACGATCCTAAAGCTCAATGTCCTAAGTGGCGAGCGTTCATCGATCTGATCTTCGGTAGCGACGATGAAGCCAAGCGATACATCCAGGCGCTGCTGGGTTATTCGTGCTCTGGCGACGTCGGCGAACACATTCTGCCGATCTGCTACGGCTCGGGTGCCAACGGCAAGTCAACGCTGTGGAATGCGATCGTCGAGTTGCTTGGCGACTATGCGATGCTCGCACCGAGCAAGTTGCTTCTAGGCACGACGAATGAACACGACACCGTCATTGCATCGCTTTACCAGCGGCGATTGGTGGCCATCAGCGAGCCCGATGAGGGTTCAAAGCTGCGCGAGGCTCGCGTCAAGGAATTGACTGGGGATGAGCAGATCACCGCGAGGCGGATGCGTGAGGATTATTGGAGCTTTCGGCGGACACATAAATTCTGGCTAAGTACGAACCATCTGCCTCAGATCAATGGAACTGACGAAGGCATCTGGCGTCGCATCAAGCTGATTCCATTCCGCGTTGACCTTCGCAAGGTTACCGAGCCCATCCCTGACTACCACAAACTGCTGGTCGGTGAGGAAGGTCCAGGGATCCTGAATTGGCTCCTAGATGGCTTCAAAGACTGGCGAGCCAACGGATTCATCGAACCCAAGTCGGTCATCGAGGAGACAAAGTCGTATCGGGGAAGCTCAGACGAACTGGGGCGTTTCATTGCCGACTGCTGTGAGGTTTCACCTGAGCTCGTAGCCTCCTCATCGGAGCTTTTTGAGGCCTATCGCAACTGGGGTGGGCAGCAATCTCAGACGCGATTTTCGACCTCAATGCAGTCGCGATTTAACTGTGCGACTCGCACCTTCGGACGCTTCCGAAACAAGCGCGTTTTTGAGGGCTGCGCACTCTCAAAAGTGGATGAAATGGAGCAATCTGAACATGCTTAAAAACCCTCAAAAACATTGGGATTTTGCCAAGTGCGCAGGGTTGCGCATGGTTATTTCGTTATCTGCCATGCGCGCACGCGCATGGAAAACAACCAAAATACCCTCCGCAACCCTGCGCACTCGACTGATTCTTGAGCAATCAGATGTCCATTGTTCGAGTCCGGTTCGGTGCCCCGATCAAGTCGCGAACTATCGAGTTCTCTCTGATGCCCTATGGCATGTATCCATCAGCCGCTGCAGACCCACTTCGAAGCTGCACTGCGATCGCAATTCGTCTTTGTCGTTAGTCACCTGTCACCCCTTCGTAGGAAACCATTCAATGAACCAAATCAGCCGGATCGAACAGGCTCGTCGAGATGCAAAGCTCCGCCAGGAGATGGAGGATCGCTTTAATGTCATTCGCAAAGCTTGGAATCTCGTCGAGCCAGATCCCTACAACCGCGATCCAAAGTGGTTGAGGATCGCGGCCAGTCGCGGAGCCAAAGCAGGAAGGCTACCGCGTCATTTTGCTGGCGAGTCCGTACTGACGATGCTGTTTGACGCCGGCTATGGTCGCGCTATCGACCACCCAGCGATTGAAAAAGTGGATGGCGTTCGAAGAGTCATCCTTGAACCATACGAGTCCCGTTGCAGCATGGACACCGCGCGTCGCATGGCAGCCGAGATCGCCATTCTTCTCAAATGCGATGCGAGTGTCTCACTCTGCAGTTGGCACTACCCAGGTTTGACCATTCGCATCACGCTCGCACCGACGCCGACGTTTGCGAGTGTCGCGACCGTTACACCACGTTCGAATGGAATATCCAACCAGCCAGAAGTCGCGTCAGTGGGCCAACAGTGGCCCCCACGTTGCGTCTGCCACTATGGCACGCGGGCATCAGAAGAGCTTTAGGTACTCCGAGCCAGACCCCACCGATCTTGGGTCGTGGGAACAGCCGCAAATGGACTCAGAGTTTGTTTCTGTAACGCATTGTCCTAAATCCATGAATCACCAATTAAAAACATTCGAATTCGAGCTGCTTTGTAATGTGATGGCGGACATCGAAACATTCATCGAACTTAGCGACCGCCTGCAACGGAGCGACGAACGATTCGTGCGCGCGATTCGCGAAGTCGGTGTTCCATTTACGCCGTCTTCGTGGAAACGTGGAAGCATAACCTCCGCTCAGAAGATGGCTTACACGAGGGCAGTGCGACGGCTTGAACAATCAGGATTCATCCATCGAATCTCGGAATCCAAACGCGACCGAACAACCCATGTAAGACCAACAGAAACGGCGATTGCTTTCATGATTGATCAGTTGGGCTCGCAAATCGACTGCGATCAGCTTTTCGGTAGCATCAGCCGATTCGACTGGTGCGGCAACCTAGTGGGTAAATCTCAGCGGATGGCCGAACTAGAAAAGATCGAGGACAAAGTTCATGTCGAATAGCGAAACCGAAGTCGAATCTTGGCTGCCAGTCCCCGGCTACGAAGAACTCTACGAAATCTCATCGATAGGACGATTGCGGCGAAAGAACGCTTCAAAGATGGCCCCAGCCGGCTATGTGATGAAGTGTCGTTTGGACGTGCATGGATATCCCAGATACTCGCTGAGCAAGTGTCGCAAGTACTGGACTGTTAAGGCTCATCGGCTGGTTGCCCTTGCTTTCCTTGGCCCTCCGCCATTTCCCAATGCCCAGGTCGCTCATTACGACGGAAACAAGCAAAACAATCACGTAAGCAATCTTCGCTGGGCGACGCAAAAAGAAAACGCAGCGGACAACATTCGGCTCGGCGTCGTGCAAGGAGCACACCGAGGCGCTGAGCACCACTTAGCCAGTTTAACGACTGATACCGTCGTGCGCTTGAGATGTCTTGTCGAGTTTGGTTCAAGCATTGTTGACGCAGCAAAAGCCATTGGAGTCCACAAGATGACCGCCTATGACGCGATCGTTGGAAAGACTTGGTCACACATTCCGTTTCCCCCTCCCGTTTCTCGAAGAAGGAAGTAACTTGCTATGGAAATTAAGCTAACACCCATTGATCAGATTAGACCATACGAAAATAACCCGCGTATCAATGATGGGACAGTTGATGCTGTTGCCAAAAGTATTCAGGAGTGGGGATTTCGTCAACCAATTGTTGTTGATGCCGATGGCGTGATTATTGTCGGGCACACGCGATGGAAGGCAGCAAAGAAGCTTGGGCTATCTGTCGTTCCAGTCCACGTAGCACGCGATTTGAAGCCGGAAGCCGTGCAGGCTTACAGAATCGCTGATAACAAGACTGCAGAGCTATCTGATTGGAATTACGATCTATTGCCGATCGAATTGTCGGCTTTGCAGGAAGCGAACTACGATCTCGGGTTGCTTGGATTCAACGCTGAGGAACTTGCCAAGCTGATGGATACCGGCGTCAACGAAGGCTTGACTGATCCGGATGACATCCCCGAGCCGCCAGACGAAGCGGTCACTCAACCTGGCGATCTTTGGATCCTCGGTAACCATCGGTTGCTCTGTGGCAACTCCTCATCGCCGGCAGACTTGGATCGTTTGCTGGCCGGCGCTGCGATTCACCTTTGCAATACAGATCCGCCTTACAATGTGAAGGTTGAACCGCGATCGAACAACGCAATCGCTGCCGGCCTCTCGTCGTTCACGAACGATGGAGCATCTTCGAGGCTCAAAGGTGGCCAGGGTAACGCTGCTTCATTCGGTGTCGATCATGAGACTGGCAAACCGAAGCATGCGGCGACGCACAAAAAGCTTCGTGCTAAAGACCGTCCGTTAGCAAACGACTTTGTTAGCGATGAGGCTTTTGATCAGCTGCTCGAAGATTGGTTCGGAAACATTGCCCGAGTATTGCTACCTGGTCGTTGCTTCTACATCTGGGGCGGCTACGCCAATTGCGGCAACTATCCGCCCGTGCTGAAGAAGCATGGTCTCTACTTCTCGCAGTCCATCATTTGGGACAAACAGCATCCGGTCCTAACACGCAAGGACTTTATGGGCGCTCACGAATGGGCGTTCTATGGATGGAAGGAAGGGGCTGGGCATAAGTACTACGGTCCCAAGAATGCGACGGACCTATGGCAGGTGAAGAAGATCAATCCGCAGTCAATGTCACATTTGACTCAGAAGCCAGCGGAGCTTGCCGTTCGCGCGATGCAGTACTCGTCAGTGCAAGGCGAGAACGTGCTTGATCTCTTTGGTGGTAGTGGCTCGACGATGATCGGTGCCGAGCAATGTGGTCGCAATTCGTTCTTGATGGAACTCGACACGCTTTACTGTGACGTCATCGTTGATAGGTACCAAAGGTTCTCTGGTAACAAGGCCATCCTGGAACGGACCGGCGAATCTCCGATCCCAATGCAGCCTCGTGAACATAACATGCGATAGGAGGTCGCGATCAAAACTTATGACTATGCCAAGCCTCGTCTTCAAAGACATAGATGTACTCCGCTCCGCAGTTCCTGGCGAATTCATGCAAGGCTGCGCGAGTGGGCATGACAACCGCTCGGTTGCCGTCGGTGAATCGTTCGGGCGTTCCGTCGTTGGCGAGCGACCGAATATCGCCGCCTGCGACCAGCGTTCGCGCCGACTCGATCGATGTGTAATGTTCTTTGAGGACTCTGCCGGCATGGTCTTGGTAGCCATCGAAGTGAAGATAGATAGCCGCGTAGCGACCATCTTCCTGCTTGCAGGCAATCGTTGCTCTTGTGGACATAGGTTGGTTTCCTTACTTCGATGGTTCGTGGTGGTTGGGTTCGACGATGGCGACACAATCGTCGGGCATCGTCAGCATGAGCGAGCGGCCGTTGTCCCAGTCGACATCGACCTGCGCCCAATCGCGGTGGTCATGAACGGCGACAACAGTCCCGAGCGATCCAACGGGGATCGGGTCTGGATCTTGCGGCATCGATACCAAACGGATGCGATCGCCTTTCTTCAATCGTGTCTGCATAGTCATTGGTTCCTTGTTTCATTTGGTGGTTGCGTTGAGTTTGTCGAGCAGCTCGCCGGCTTGAGCCAGGCGTGCGTTGACCTGCGCCATCGTGTGAACGTTCCGCCATCGCAGCTTTGGGTCATCTGGTTGTTGCAAGGCGTCGAGCGAATGACGCAATCGATCGAGGTAATCGCGTGCAACGAGGTGAAGGTTCTCGTAGGGAGCTGCCGGCTCAAGGGCTGGTTGGGCCATGGTTGGTTCCTGGTTGTTGGAGAAACGAAAGACGATCCTCAACAGTCAGCCAGCGAATCGCAAAAACATCAAGCCAACATGCGAGCATGTTTTGCGAAATTCTTCCAAACATGTGGCTGCGCCGGCGAACGGCAGTTTCGCGACGTGTCGCGTTGTGTTGCATGTTGGGCTTATGTTCGCATCAACGAGAAAACGCCCACACGGTGTAAACGTGGGGCGATTGGTGGGAAGCGTTCCGTGCTTCGGGCTTGTCTACAAATCGTGCGGTACCAGGATGGCAGCGCCGTGGCCGGAGACTGCGATCGAGTCTCCGTTGGTCGTTCGCGCGAACAGAACTGGGCCTTGTCGGATCACGTCAACAACGCTGCCGACGTCGAGTCTGCGATTGTTGATCGTTCGCAGGTCGTAGGTGATGCCTGGCTCTGGAGTTGCAATCTCGCCGTCGGCCAGGTCATCCACCGTTCGCAAATCGTAAAAGTATTTCACCGGCTTGGTCTCCTAGCCTCGAGCCGTGAATCGTCCGCGTTCGGTCTTTACGAACTTGCTGTCGTCGCCCTTGGCCAAGTCGCGAAGGATCGCGCTGTACAGCGTCGCGTGTGGAGTCTTGCCTCCAGGGCTTGTCCAATAGCCCTTCGATTCCATCGCCGTGATCAACTCTTGTGCGTTCATCGGTTCGCTCGATTCGCCAAGAACTTTCAAGGCCGCAGCGACGCAGCTCAATCGCTTCTCGCCGGCGTCGCCGGTCTCGGTAGTTTCGGTCTTGGCTTTGCGTGGCTTCTTGAGAACCGCAACCGCTGTGGACGTTTCGCCCCCGATCGTTTCGACGGTTGCCGGTTCGTTCTCAACCACCGTTACGTTGCCTTCAGTGGTGACCTTCGCGCGTCCCCGCTTCGCACCCACTTCTCCCAGAAGGCGTTGAGCGCTCTTAATGAGTATCTTCTTGCCGGTTGCGAGGTTGGTTGCATCCCAGCCACCGCGAGGCTTCTCGGCATCGATTTGAATCTCGCATCGGTTGCCCGAAACGTTCGCGTAGTACTTGCCACCAATCTTTACTTCTGCCTTCTTCATCTTCGTCTCTCCAATTCTGTGTTCGTGGTTGGCTGCCATCGTCAGGCCGATCGAACCACCGATCGACTACGCGCGTCCGTGCTGCGTTTCGGCTTATTGACCAAAGACCAAGTCCGACAATCCCTCGCAAAGGAAGTCGACCACCACTTGGACTTCCGTGTTGACCGCCGGCACATCCAAACCACGGTCGAAGTTGAACATTACTTTCCGGTCGGAAAGTCGCTGAATCCAAAGCTTCGAAATTTTGCTTTGATTCAGTTCGAAGGATTCTTGGTCGGCGTGGTCGGCGAAGACCAAGGCGTCGAAGCGGTATTCATCGTTGATCTTGCCTTGTACCCAAGATCCGCCAGCGGTGCGGTTGCGGTTGCTGATCTTGGTGATTGTGAGGTCGAGGTCGTGTTCGGTCATTTCGTCTCCGTTGTTGGGTTGGTGAATCGTTTTCGCGTTAACACACATGAGCCATGCGGTTCAAAACGCATCAAGCCGGATTCAGAAGGATTTCGGAATCTTTTCTTTGGTGCATACCTGTGTTCGGAAATGTTGGGCGAGCTTCGCAGCCGTGGCTTGCACATCGGCCAGCTCGTCAAAGAAATGTCTCAGGGTTGTTGGGTCGGCAGCGGCAAGGATCGGCATCTCCTCGATCGCTGCGTACAGGTCGCTGACGGACTGGAGCGCTCGTCGGTGTGCGCTGAGGAACTGGGCCGAGGTCAGGCGTGGTCGGTTTGTCATGGTTGGCATCTTGTTTCTCCTAAGCTGGTTTGGACTGAAATTGCATTTGCGATGACACACATGAGCCATGCGGTTCAAACCGCATCAAGCCGAAGGGGAAAAGATTCTGAAGGTTTTTCAGAATCTTTCCCCAGGCGCATCGCTGTGTTGCAATCAGCTATTTCGGCATGTGTCCCATGCTCGTTTGCTGCCGTAACAAATCTGACCACCCTCGACGATGTAAACGATGTTTTCGTCGGCAACGTCTTGATCGTCGTCGGCTTCGTCGTCGTCGTTTGTGTCGTTCATCTCTTGGCCCGAGGTAACGCCACAAATGCGGTTCTCAAATGGCCAGTTCTGTTGGGTCATCAACCGGACCTCGGCATCGCCGCCATGTTCATCGCGGTAGTCGTTGAGGATTTCGATCAGGGTGTCGAGATTCATGTTCTTGTCTCCGTTGTTGTGAATGAAAAATCGTTTTCCGATAACACACATGAGCCATGCGGTTCGAACTGCAGCAAGCCGATTTCAGCAGCTTTTCCACATGTTTTTTCATGTTTGTTTGCATGCCACACATTGCCCCACGTTGGCGTGTGTTGCACTTGTTTCCATGTGGGGTCGTCAGTCGCATCCGAGACAAAGGACGCGACGGTGGGCGACTGTCGCGACCGAATGAGAATACGCCGCGCATCCGTTCGCGGCGTCCGTGGCATTCCGTTGTGCGGTGGTTTAGAGGATCGCGCCGAGCCGACTTCGCTTCATTGCGTCGATGGCTTCGATGGCGTAAAGGTGTTCGACGAGCAAAGGGCCTGCGGACTCTTGTTGGTTGGCGTCGGCAATCTCAAGGGCGTCTGCCAAGGTTCGCAATCCCTCGACCGCGTTGTAGTACGCTTCTCGAATCTCTTGTGCTTGGTGTGCTTCCATCGCTTTGAAAATCACGCGAAGGGCTGCGTCGGTTGCTTTGTGTTCGTTACTGTTCTTGGCCATGGTCTTGTCTCCGTTTCGGAAAAGGGTTCGAATCGTTTATGCGATAACACACATGAGCCATGCGGCTCAAAACGCATCAAGCCGAGCTTGCAAACATTTCAAAAAGAATTTGCCGGCGGCTCCTTTGGGCCGCCGGCCATTCCATCTCTCTCGCTAGTCGTTCTTCAAAAAGAACTTGAGCATTGCCTGCTGCTCGTAGAGTTTGGTGAGATCTGCTTTAGCTTCACGCGCGTTGCGGAGATCGCATTCAGCGAACTCAACCCAGGACATGCTGCAGGGTTGGTTGGCCAGCATGGCCTCTGTGTCGTGAACCGCGTTTTGGGCCCGTCGCAACATCTCTTGTGCGACACCGGCCAAGCGCCGTTGCGCGTCGGGGATCATCCATTCGAGGCGTCGCAGTTGTGCTTGAATCGCTTGCTCGACGTTGTTGGTTGTTTCGCTCATGGTTTTTTCTCCGTTTCGGAAAGGGAATGGAATCGTTTACGTGATGACACACATGAGCCATGCGGTTCGAATAACCTCAAGCCGAGCCTTCGAGGATTCCAAAAGGAATCTGAATGTTTTTTAGGATCGCGTCAGTTCGCACAAAACGCGCCGCGTTGTGTTGCGGTTCGGGTTTGGCCACTATTAGTGACATACACGATTCGACCCCACGGTGACGTAAAATTGGCCCCACGTCGCCAAACGTGTGAAAGCCGAACCTCCGTGTTCGGCGTTTCGTTTGGTTGTGGGCTATGCCGCGCGGTCGTATTTGCGGGCGAGGTCGAGGAGCTTGGTTTTGATCGTTTTCCATTCCGGTTTGGTTTCGCTGGCGATCTCTCCGTAGACCTTGTCGCGAAGGGCACCCTTGTACCAACCCTTGGTCCATCCGAGTCGGTAGAACAATCGGTTGAGTTCCGTCTCGCCAAGGCCGGCACCAGGGCGATCCCAGCAACTCTTGGTGCCTTCCTTTTTGATGTAGTCCCATTCGCTGCAGCGTTTGGTATTGAGGGCGAGTTCAACCAAACCCAAAACCATCATCAGGTATCCGACCACTTTGGTCTTGTTGAGCGTTCCGCCGAAGGCTCGGAACTCGATTCGGTTCTTGCCGCGGGTCAGGTGGGTCAGGTTCAGCAGGTGGTAGCGATCCGATTCGCATCGGCTCTTGGCGTTGTCTTTGTTTCCGTATTGTTTGATTCGCTTGGCGTACATCATTTGTTCGCGTTTGCGGGTTCCGGTCGAAGCGTAAATCGCTCGTTCGTGGTTGCCGACCAAGGAAATCAATCTTGCCAAAGCGGCCGCGTCTCCATTCCAGCTAACCGTTATGTGAAGGCCGCAGCTCGAATTTACTTGGCCACCTCGTGCGTTGATTTGGTCGATCGCGTTTTCGATCTGTCGTACGCCATCAACCCCTTTGAGTATTGGGCTTACAAACTCGCATCCTTTGCGTGCGTTGTTTTCGGGGCGGATGCTCCCGTCGCGTTCTGCTTTCCATCCGGTTGGCAGCCAAGGTACTTGGTATCCGCTGTGGTAGGGTCCGATCGGTGTGTTGTCGGTACCGGGGAGGGTGGTTTCGAATTCGATTCCGAAGGCGATTTCGTTTGCGTTCATCGTTCTGTTCCTTTGTGGTTCGAGGTGTGTTTTGCGTCGCGTTTTCTGCGTCGCGATGACACACATGAGCCATGCGTTTCGAGGAACATCCAGGCGATTCCCGCATGTTTTTCCAGTAATTCTGCATGTTTCCTGGGAGGCCACCGGTGCCCCAACATTACGCGACGGTCGCGTCCAAACATGCTCCGCATAACGAGGCGAACATGCGGCTAAGACGCGACAGTGCGCAATCGGTGCCCCCACGTTTCAAGATGCCAAACCATGGAGAAATGCGATGAGTGAAGGAAACAATCAGGTCGATCCGACGAGGCTTTCGTTAGAGCAAGCAGCGAAGCTATTGTCGGCCGCATTCCGAGAACGCATCGAGCCAGAGGAGATTCGACTGGACGTACAAGAAGGTGCGCCGGTGAACGTTGATGGAACGATCAACCTCGTGCACTACAGCGCATGGCAAGCAAAGGAGATGGGACGTGGCGAGTGATCCAAGGAAACTAAAACCAAGCGAACTATGCCGACTACTCAACTCGACGCCGCTAGGCGAGGTGATCAGCGAACGGCAACTCTATCGGCATCGTCAACGCGCCGGCGCACGCATCGGCGACAACAAGACCGTTGACTTGCTTCGCTATTGCGCTTGGATGCATGTCGTACGACATACGCCTCGTACGACCAACGGTGTCGATCCATACGATGCGATGAAGGAACGAGCGCGTGCGCGAAATGCAGCGCTCGCACTTGCCGGTCGCGACATTGGTGAACTATCAGAGGTCGATAACCCAGATCGCAAAGATCGCGCGTCGCGTGACTTCCGATACTTTTGTGAAACCTATTTTCCATTGACGTTTCATCTGGCTTGGTCGCCGGACCATATTAAGGTCATCAATAAGATTGAGCAAGCCGTTGTCCATGGGGGCTTGTTCGCACTCGCGATGGCTCGTGGTAGCGGTAAGAGTTCGATTGCCGAAGTCGCATGTATTTGGGCAGTGCTCTATGGGCATCGCAACTTCGTATGTTTGATCGGCAGCGATGAAGGGCATGCATGTGATATGCTCGATTCGATCAAAACCGAACTCGATAGCAACGAGTTGCTCTTAGCCGACTTCCCAGAGGTTTGTTTTCCCATCCAAGCCCTCGATGGGATTTCGAATCGGGCGAACGGCCAACTCTATAAAGGGAAACGCACTCAGATTGGATGGACAGCAAAAGAAGTCGTCTTGCCAACGATCGAGGGTAGCAGCGCTAGCGGTGCGATCATCAAGGTCGCCGGCCTAACTGGCCGCATCCGAGGTATGAAGTTCAAGCGTCCTGACGGTAGAACAGTGCGTCCAAGTCTCGTGGTACTGGATGACCCGCAAACGGATGAAAGTGCTCGTTCGCTCTCGCAATGTGCGAATCGCGAAAGCATACTCGCCGGCGCGGTGCTTGGCTTGGCCGGGCCGGGCAAGAAGATCTCGGGCATCATGCCCTGCACCGTAATTCGCCCGGGTGATATGGCCGACAATATCCTCGATCGCAATCGCCATCCGGAATGGAATGGCGAACGCACCAAAATGGTTTATGCGTTCCCCAAGAACGAAACGCTATGGGAACGTTACGCCGAAATCCGCGCCGAAGGGATGCGTGGCGGTGATGGTGGTGAAGCTGCCACCGAGTTCTATCGTCAGAACCAAGCCGCGATGGACGAGGGTGCCGTTATCGCTTGGCAAGAGCGGTTCAACTACGACGAACTCTCCGCGATCCAACACGCAATGAACCTCAAATTGCAAGACGAAGCAGCGTTCTTCGCCGAATATCAAAACCAGCCTCTGCCGGCGGAGACGGTTGTCGATGGGATGCTCAAACCCGAAGAGGTCGCCAGCAAATTCAACCGCATGGAACGCGGGTTGGTCTCGATCGGCGCGAATCATCTCACTGCATTCATCGACGTCCAGCAGAAGCTACTCTTCTTTGTGGTCGCTGCGTGGGAGGATGATTTCACCGGTTATGTGATTGACTATGGTTGCTACCCTGACCAGCAGCGTCCGTACTTCACGCTGCGCGAGGCTCGCCAGACGCTGAGCTCCGAAGCGACTGGAACCGGACTCGAGGGATCGATCTACGCCGGCCTCGAATCGCTGACATCGAAACTGCTCGATCGCGAGTGGCAACGAGACGATGGTGCAGCGATGCGCATTGGACGCTGCTTGATCGATGCTAACTGGGGGCAATCGACAGATGTGGTCTACCAATTCTGCCGGCAGTCCAAGCACGCCGCTGTGATCATTCCTAGCCACGGTCGGTTCGTCGGCGCTTCGAGCTTGCCGTTTAGCGAGTATCGTCGCCGGCCAGGTGATCGCGTAGGACTCAACTGGCGTATCCCGAACGTAAATGGCAAACGAGCCATACGACATGTGGTCTACGATACCAACTGGTGGAAGTCGTTTATCAACGCTCGGCTTCGTGTTTCGATGGGTGATCGCGGTTGCCTCTCGCTCTTTGGTACGAACGCCGAAACGCATCGCATGCTCGGCGAGCACCTAACTTCCGAGTACTTCATCAAAACCGAGGCTCGCGGACGGAGCGTTGATGAGTGGAAGCAGCGCCCGGAGCAGCCCGACAACCACTGGTTCGACTGTTTGGTTGGTTCTGCGGTCGCGGCATCCATGCAAGGAGTGATTCTTCCAGGCATCGAAGGTAAAGCTGAAGTCCGTAAGGGACGAATGAGCTTTACTGAAATGCAAAAGCGACGCCGGAGCAAATAGCTCTCCAAGATTGAATCAAAAAAAATCTTCTGGTTCGTCCGTCAATCTACATGTGAACCGGGTATTCCTACAGATAGAAGTCCACGTCTTCATTCTTAGGTAGGCCGATAGCATGTCAGATAACTTGCAAGAGACGATTCGCGAGAGTGCGAAAGCACC